GACGTTGTGAGTTACACGTACGGGTTAGAGGATACCCATAACTGCAAAGTAAGGCAGAAGAACCATAAACATGTTCAACAACCTGTCCACAATCGGTAACAAATTAAAATACCTTTAGGACTGCATGGTCAAAACCAGGCATGGTTGAAGCCCTCCGGGCTTATTCTATCCTCACAAAGGGGAGACACAGAGCAACGTAATGTAGGCTTTCATCCACACGGGTGAAATACATTACCAATAAAACATCGCTCACTTTCCTCCCCAATACAGGGCAAAAGTAGTTAATCAATAACATGACTCAAAAATGTGAAATCAGTCATAGAGCTCTTACACGAAAGTAAACGCCACCCATAAGAGACATTATTATCAGGCGGGAGAGTCTTCGGATAACGGCGTTTTTCACGCAAAGCCCACGATCGACAGTTATTAAACCTACGACCGCGGTTTATCCAACGATTACTCTCTAATAAAACATTACATTCGTCAACGAAGACACCATCACGGTGATTTACGAAACTGGACCAATAAAGGTGCCCAAGATCACAAACTTCGTTCTCACCAAGAGCTGCAGGCTCGCAAATCCTAGCAAGGTCACTGCGTAACAGATCATGGAACAACCAGGTTTTACCCCCTTGGGGACCACATGTTATTCCATTTTCATACATATAATGCGCAGTAGCATAGTCCATATCTGATGGACGACCAGGGAGTCCAAGACCCCCATATTTACTAGGAAGATTAAAGGGTATAAAGTTCAAGTAGGCGACATTACGTCTTTTATTCGGATCATCTGAACGTTTAAATTCAGTTTTCAAAGAATGATATCTCTCAAGCACTGCGGGAATATAAAGTTTATCAAATTCCCTAGTAGCCATTTCGAGATAAGCCGGACTAAAACCACGAAGATTCCATAAAAATTCTTTCTTAGAGGAATCATAATCCATACCCTCAAAATCATAACTCTCAGCGGACTCACTGCGCTTCTGCGCAGACGCTATACCCATCATCATAATCGGAACGAAGTACCAGTTACGAGGTCTTTCAGACCAAAGATTTGTACTAAAGTCATAATCAAAATGACTTGTTCGATAGGAATCGAGTCTATCGTATTTCCAACGAAAAACGCGAGAGTTCATTTGCAAACGCCCGATACCATAATCTACCTTTCCAGGGGAAGGGGAGAGACCAAAAACCTCTCCAAAAACCTTCCATTGCTCATAAGCGCGAGGACAAGCCTCAAAGACACAATCGTCACCGTTAATAAGCAAAGCCTCATCCCAATCATTGGGGTTATATTCCATAGCCATCTTACACAAAGTGTAGTTGGCGAGGCAAAGAACTGGAAAAGAAGTAACAGAACCCATAAGCTGGCCACGAACCTGATTCAAAGGTTCAAAGGATTTAGGAATCCATGTGCCAGTCCTGTTCCAACCGGTAAAACATCCGTTTCCCAAGGGAAGACGAGTGTCTAACAAACCATCGGTAAACTCAAAGGTTTTGAAGCCAGTGAGGGATCTTCGAAGAAGATCACGAAAGTCATTGCCGAAATTACTGTAGAAAGTATCACACAGTATATCCGCAATTTCTTCCGATACCCAGGAATGTATACTATCGGTTGAAGCAACGTAATCACCGCTATTTATAGGGCGGTCAGCATGTTTAAAAACTTTATCAATGACATGCTCATCAATGGGTCTACCCGTCAATTCAAAAACGGGAAAGTTACGTAACAGCTTACGCAAGGGATCAATAAAGGAGTTCATTACGAACATCAAATAGGGAGGACATTTAGTAATCATACGGACCTTAAGAGCTTCGGATAAAGAAACCGGAGTCACTATGGGATCTTCTGATCTACAGAAATTTCGACAATACAAGTAAAAACTTTGAAAATTGTCTTCAATTGGTGTCGGATCATAATAAAATTTGTCCGAAATCACCTTCCTACCCTCATTCTGATCATACACTATAGAAGGTTGAACAACTAAACCAGATGCTAAAGGCTTAACATGAGCCAAAAAGTATTCATCCGTAAGAAACGTGCCAACACAACCGCCCCCTTTCCTCCCATTAACATAATTGGAGGAAGTAGAGGGCACACGTGGTACACGCGCAACTTCTTGCACTTCGCATTTCTTACCTTCTAGTAAGCGAGTTATATAGTATCGCAATTTTTCACATATTTCAGGATCTCGAACATGAGGGGCTCCACGGAAAACATCGTTTCGGAAATCTTCAACACTCTCTTCGAGTGCTTGCGAATCCGGACGTGGGAGACCACCTTTAAGACCGATTAAGATAGTATTTACTAAACTATCAAACATGTCGGGGTCCTTCTTCTTCAATTGTAACTGAAAACGAGCAGCACGGCCATAAAGGATTAGGCCAGGAAGCTGAATTGGAGAAGCAAATTTAGAGTCATAAACATGATCCAAACCTGAGTGGAAACGCCAATAAGAAATTATCATATATTTAAGCGTTTTTATCCACCCCATAGCACTCATGGAATTTCTGTAAGAGTGAAATATGGTCATGGCGCATCGGACCGAACGGTCTATATTATATCCTTTATCTTCAAATCCGTAAGCACGAAATACGGATACGATGCGACTTATACTTTTTCTGATTAACTTTGGAACGGACAAGTGCTTATGCTTTGACTTAAGAATTTTGTCAGGAGCATAGTCCGGGTTTCCAAGCCCTCTAACCTTGGCTTCGCCCGCGGGCAATCGATCTTCTGGCATTCCATAGCCACAATCGACTGCTTCAGCAGACGGCGAACAGTGTTCGTCTTGAGACCGAGAGCGCTCAGTCACTACCTTTTTGTAGTGAAACTGAGCTCTCAGCCTCCTCACCCGAGTGGGAAGAGATTCCCAGGGGGTGGTGATAGGCATCATCTTAGACAAG